CAGCAACTTCCGGACGGATTTTTCTCTCTGTTATCACCTTACCGATTTATTCCACTGTAGGTAACTGTCATGGCTTGCGCTGGTTGTGAACGCCGTCGTGCGTGGTTTAAAGAAATGATGAGGCTAGCAAATGAACGTACCACAGGAAGAAGTACTAATTCAGGCGATAAACGAACAGACCAAAGCTCAGAAAGAGCAGACCAAAGCAATCATGGCTCTGGTTGAATCCAATCAGTCACTAATTGTTCTATTGGCAAGTAGCCTAGCGGAAAATGAAGAGGTTGAAGAGACTTCACACATTCCTGTCTATTTAAGTGGCAAACCGAAAGAACAGCACATCGACCAAGTTAGGACGGCCGCACAACAAGCCTCTGAAGCAGGTTTTCGACAAGTTCAGGGTGCTCTCAATGAACGCCGGTGATTTGCGCCACCGTGTGGAATTACAGCGGTTTACTGAAACACAGGACCCGGTAACCGGCGAGATAGTTAGAGGTTTTGCGAAAGTAACCAATCTCTGGGCTCACGTAGTTCCATCATCTGTACGGGAATTTATCGCAGCGCAGGCTGAAAATAGCGAAGTCACTGGGCGTATTACGTTGCGTTATCGCTCAGACATCACTAATAAAGACCGAATTATTTATCGTGAGAAGATATATGACATTCTGGGCGTTCTTCCTGATCCGAAGAGTGGTAAAGAATATATCACCTTAGCGATAAAAGAGGGGGTAAGCGATGGCTGATGGTGTCCAGGTTAAAATTGAAGGTCTCGCCGCCTTAAAAGGCAAACTTAGTGAAATCTCGGATGATCTGCGACGCAAGAGTGGCCGTGCTGCATTACGAAAAGCCGCTAATGTCATTGCAGCTAAAGCGAGAAATAATGCGCTACGTGTTGATGACCCTCACACTGGACGAAGTATCGCCGATAATATCGCTATACGCTGGAACGGGAAGTTATTTAAGCGCACGGGTAATCTCGGATTTAGGGTGGGTGTATTACACGGTGCAGTACTAAAAAATCATCCTGACAAGGGTATGAATGCTCCAACTCCTCACTGGCGCCTTCTCGAGTTTGGTACCGAAAAAATGAAAGCTCAGCCGATTATGCGACCAGCAATCGAATCGAGTGTTAACGAAGTTATTGCTACGTTTGTCAGTGAATATGGAAAGGGTATCGATCGCGCGATTAAACGAGCGCATAAGAAGGGAGTTGACCCATGATCGCACCAATATTCTCAGTCTGCAGTCAGGATAAAACACTGCAACAGTTGCTGGGTTCTTCACCTATACGGCTTTATGCGTTTGGTGAGCACTGCGGTAACGTTGTCTATCCCTATGCTGTGTGGCAAGGCATTGGCGGTTCACCTGAGAATTACTTAGGTAACCGGCCAGATATAGACCGATTTGGTATTCAAATTGATGTCTATGCCAGCACTGCAAAGGAAGCCACTTCCGTTGCAACAGCTATCCGTGACGCTGTCGAGGGATCTGCGTATGTCACTCGCTGGGGGCAACAAACGATGGACAGTGAAACTAAAAAGTATCGCTATTCATTCGATGTTGACTGGCTAGTTCACCGTTAATTTTTATTAACTCATTATGACCCGCTTCGGCGGGTTTTTTATTGGAGAAATCTCTATGTCCATTGTAACGCAGGGTACTCAGTTATATGTGTTCGATGGGAAAACCGTTTCTGAGGTCGAGTGCATTACGTCATTCACTCCGGGCGGTAACCCAGCTGATCAAATTGAAGATACCTGCCTAAGTGAGCGTAACTCACGGACCTATAAAAAAGGACTGCGTACGCCAGCTCAAGCATCGGTGGGTCTCAATGCCGATCCAGCCAATGCAAGCCACGTAGCATTACATCAACTGTCTGAATCAGATGATGAAACCATCCTCACATTCGCTGTGGGCTGGGCGGATGGGACAGCAGCACCAACGGTACCCGCTTCTGGAGCTTCGGGTACTGTCGATGGTTTGTCGCTACCTAATACCCGAACGTGGTTTGTATTCCAAGGTTATGTCAGCGATTTCCCGTTTGATTTCCAAGCTAACGCTGTCGTTAGTACTACGGCAACTATTCAGCGATCTGGTCCTAGCGTATGGGTACCAAAAGCTACTGCTACCGCTGCTCAATCCGAATAATAAATAAGCCCAGTCACTCTGGGCTAATAGCGAGATAATTTAATGAAACTGACTATTGATAGTTTGAAAGAAACCGGCGCATTCACTGGTCGTCCAGTAGAAAAAGAAATCACTTGGAAGCAGGGTGATAAAGAACTTAAGGCAACGGTATTTATCCGTCCATTAGGTTATCACTCAGCAAAATCAGATATTTTGGCAAGTAATGGACAGGTGGATAATATTGCTGGTCGTATCGCTGCATCAATTTGTGATGAAAGCGGTCATCCTATCTTTACGGCTCAAGATATCACTGGTGAAGCAGACCCAGAGCGTGGCGCATTAGACGGAAACCTCACTGTCGCTTTACTGATCGCAATCAGTGAAGTTAATGAACTGGGAAAGACAAAGAGCTAACTGCGGAAGAAGAGGTATGGTGCGAACTTGTCCTTAATGGTATCGGAGGTCGCACCATTGCAGAAGCTCAAGAAAGGATGACGATGCCAGAGTACCAAACATGGCTCTTATACCGTCAGAAGTATGGCGGATTGAACCCTATGATGCGTATTGAGTGGGGGTCTGCTCTTATTTCATCGGTAATTGCTAATGTTAATCGGGATAGCAAGAGCAGCCAGCCATTTACCGTCGTAGATTTCGCCCCGCATATAGCTCAGGCGGAAAGTAAGAAAGAGTTAACGCTGGAAGAAGCAAAAAGGCTGTGGGCATAAACACAATCTTACTTTCTTTATCATTTTTTAGCCGTTAGGATTTATTACCCTACAAAGAAAGGCTAAATATAATGAAAAGGCTCTGTGTATTTATTGCAATTACATTCCTCTGTGCTGGCTGTAAACCTCTCGATAACCAATTAAAGAGGCGTGGACAAAATGCAGTCGAAGCATCTTTAAAAGATCCTGATAGCGCCAAATTTAGAGACGTTCATTTTGTCACTAAATCTTCTGGCTACCTTGAAAAAGAAGGTTTTGTATGTGGTGAAGTTAATGGGAAAAATGGGTTTGGTGCATATGATGGATACCAAAAATTCGCAATTTTAGTAAGAGCTAAAACTCTATACTACATTCCTTTTTTAGGACTAAAGCACGAGGAACTCTCACCCATATTCCTCAACGAACTTGATCCACAAAGCCTCGATGATATACAGAGGATTTGTAAATTCTAACCCGCTTCGGCGGGTTTTTTATTGGAGTGAATAAATGGCTGGCCAATCATTAGGAACGTTGACGATAGATTTGATCGCAACAACTGGCGGATTCATAAGTGGAATGGATAGAGCTGAAAAGAGCTCAGCTAAATGGAGGTCAGCTGTCGTTAACGATATTGGCTTAGCCACCAAAGCCATGTCAGATAATGAATTTGCTGTGAAGGATGCAGCCAAAGTACAAGAGACACTATCCAAATCAACAGAAAGCCAGAAAGATAGGTTTTCTGCGCTACTTAAAATAGTTGAGCAATCAAGTAACTCCTTCGATGGCTTAACTCAGAAACAAAAAGCAATAAAAGAGCTTTTCAAAAGTAATGCTATTACTACTAATGAGTACATTCAGCTGACAACAGATGCTGAAAATGCTACTAAAGCACTAGAAGATTTAGCTAAAGCGGAGAAAAAAAATCAAGCTGATAACCAAGCTTTAGCTGCAAAATTTAGACAGTTAAGAGCAGAGCTTGACCCTACCTCTGTAGCCTTTGAAAAAGTGGCTGATCAGCAAAAAACACTATCTTCGCTTCTTAAGTCTGGGCAAATATCCCCAGAGTATTATAAGAAACTTAAATCTGAGCTCGATAAAGTATCAGAAGCCATGGCTAAGTCTGAGGCTAAAGCATCATCTTTAAAGAGTTCGTTGGTAACGTTGGGTAAAATAACTGTTACAGCCGGTGCTGCCTTAGCTGCTTCAGCTGTAACAGCGGGGACCGCTGTACTATCGCTAATTAAGTCAACTTCTGACCATGTCACCGAAACAGATCGATGGGCTAAATCTTTAGGCATATCCACATCATCTCTTATGCAGTGGCAGTATGCAGCAGAGAAGGCAGGGCTTTCTGGTGATAATATTGCCGACATTTTCAAAGATTTAAACGATAAAATTGGTGATGCGGTACTCAATAAATCAGGCGAAGCAGCCCAAGCGTTAGATACATTAGGGCTATCTGCCAAAAAGTTGCAGACACTGAGCCCAGATAAGCAACTGCTTGCTATTGCGAAAGCAATGGATGGGATGACTGTCGCTCAAAAGACTAATATCTATGAGAGCCTTGGTAACGACCTAACCAAGCTAATGCCATTATTAAATGATGGTGCCGAAGGCTTGAATAAACTACTTCAAGCATCGACCGCTAAAGGAATAGCTCCAAGCGATTCGGATATTGAAAAGCTGGTGGCTGTAAACAAAGTATTTCAGGATTGGGGCGACAGCATTGATGGATTTAAAAATAGATTTGTTGTCGCGCTAGGCCAAATTGATCTTACACCTATCAATGATTCACTGAGTAATATTCAAAGTGTGCTGACCAACCCGGCGACATTACAAGGAATGTCTAATCTTGTCGGTGGAGCTCTGGACTTAGCAAACCACATTTCTAGAGTTGCTGCTGGACTAGGCAATATAGCCCAGTTAACGGGTCAGCGTGTTGCTGCTTTATCGGGTAAAATTGATGATACGGACAAGGGGCAGGTATCCCAAAGGATCAAATTTCTCGAAACGTCAGGCAATGGTGATTCTGATGAAGCCAAAAAACTTAAAGATAGGCTAAGTTTTTTAAACGCATTACCAGGGAAAATCAAAGATGCAAATCAAGCAGCAAAAGCTGCCAACGGATTGCAGAAAATGCTTGATATCATGGGTGTAGGTAGCAGCCAGAATAATCCTTATCAACTTGGCAAGGATGAAAGTAATCAAAACAAAAAGCCACCAAAACCTAAGGTTGACCACGCAGCACTAAAGCTAGACAACTCATTCGCCAGTACCGAGCAAGCATACCTCAAGCAAATTGCGCTCATTGATACCACCGGGAAAAAATCAGCAGTAGTAACCGAGCAGCAAAAATTAGCTTTTGATTTATCAACCGGGAAGCTAGCTGGGCTTAATGACCTTCAGCAAAAGCGGCTACAGTCATTAGCGGCAGAGGTTGATCATCTAAATGCTATTAAAAAAGCCAATGAAGATAATGCTAAAGCGCTCGAGTACGTGAATTCACTTCACAAAGAAAACGACGCGAAAAGACAGGGTTTAGATGCAGACTTCATTGGAGCTTATAGCAGCAGTGACCAGCGCGATAGACTACGGCAATTAGCCTCTATCAGGCAGGATTTCGCCGGGCGTCAAACTGACCTCCAGAGCCAGTATGACTCTGGCGATATCGACAAGGACCTTTACGATCAGAAGACAAAAGCGCTTTCTGATTCCTTAGAGGAACAACTAAAAATACAGACTGATTATTACAACAATGTCGACGCGTTGAGAAATAACGGGACTGCAGGGTTTATGTCTGGACTAAGCG